GACATTCTCGGCCACCATGAGCGAGGCGCCTGCCGGCATGACGGCCTCCATGAAGGAGACCGGCGGCGGCACTGCCTCCAACTACCAAACCCTGCACAACAAGCCGAGGATCAACGGCGTCGAGCTCTCTGGAGACCTGACAGCCGAGGAGCTCGGCATCACTTCAGACCAGCACTACACGCACAAGCAGGCGCAGGCTGCGAAGGTCTGGACAATCACCCACGGGCTCGGAAAGCGGCCGTCTGTGACGGTCGTGGACAGCGCCGGCACGGCCGTCATCGGTGAGATCGAATACCTCGACGACAACACCGTGCGCCTGACGTTCTGCGCTGCCTTTTCCGGGACTGCATACTGCAATTAAGGAGGTAAAGCATGAAGTTTTTGACCAACCTCGACCTCAGCCAGAACGAGATCCAGAACGCGGTCATCCAGCCCCTCGCGGCGGCTCCGGCCAACCCCAAGCTCGGCCAGATCTACTACAACAGCTCCGACTCGCTGCTCTACCAGTACAACGGATCGGAGTGGAAGGCTGTCGGTAAGGGCTACGAGCTGCCCGCTGCCACCAAAACCGCTCTCGGCGGCATCAAGGTGGGCGACCGCCTCAGCGTGGCTGCGGACGGCACGCTCTCGGCTGATAAGCAGACCGACAACAACCTGACCGCCACCCTGAAGGCGCAGTACGACACCGCATACCAGCACAGTCAGGCGCAGCACGCGCCGGCCGACGCTGAGAAGAACGTCCAGAGCGACTGGAACGTGACCGACTCGACGAGCGACGCCTTCATCAAGAACAAGCCCGCGATCCCTTCGCAGGCGTCTGACGTGGGTGCAATTCCCACCAGCCAGAAGGGCGCAGCCGGCGGCGTGGCAGAGCTGGACAGCTCCGGCCATGTTCCTGCCGATCAGCTCCCGAGCTATGTGGACGACGTCATCGACGCCTACATCGTGAG